ATAAACCCACAGCCATTCAATGACAACTTCTATATCAACATTGCAGCAGCCCTTCGTATGCCGTATATGTTATTGCTGGGCGTGCAGAAGGGAGCGGTAACGGGCAGCGAGGTCGATTTAACCGAATATTACAAGGACTTGCACAGCGAGCAGGAGAGCACTTACAGCGACGTTCTAAAGACAATCTATTCGGCTGCGACAGGGCTCAGCCCGTTCCCGTATGAAATCTACTGGAAACCTATTTACGTTGATGACAAGACAAGGGCGGACATATTCCTGAAGCAGTGCCAGAGCGCCCAGATACTCATAGACAGCGGCTTCCCGACCGACATAGTCTGGAGCACGGTCAGGTCGCTTGACTTCAATATCGACATGATTAAGAAGGCAACGGGCGACATGGTATCGGAGGAGAACGCAATGCGATACGACGCCCCCATAGACCCACTCACATACGGAATGGCGGAACGTGAGCGGCGTCTGGGCGAGCAGATACTCAAAGAGATGGAGAATGAATAAAATGGTAAATTGTCAGTATAAAGATAAATGTATCTGGGTAGACACATGGAAATGCCTGTCCTGCAAACACAACCAAGATAAAAAGGATTATTACGAGCCCGAGAAAACGGATTATTGGATGCCATACAACCCAGCCCCTGCTTACCCAGATTACACACCATACCCCTCCGAACCATACCCAACCATAACAGTATGTTGGGATACAACAACAGAAACACCGCAAAACACAAATGATGACTGGGATGTTGGTAAAGATGATGATGGGGGTAAGATCTATCATGCAACAATGAAAAAGATGTCAAAGGAAGAAAAAATAAAGAAAATAACAGTTGAAAAGTTCCTTAGAAGAAAGAAAAAATGATTAAAGACCCCACCCGCACGATAGCCCTTCGGGCAAGATACGCAAGGCAGTTAAGGGGGATGTTCAGGCGATTCATAAAATCATACCTCAAAGCCCTACCCTCATACATGGAGATGATAGCAAAGCCCAACACAATGAAGGGCATCATGCTCAGCATCGACGATGCAATGCGGGGAATCGACAGGCATCTGGACGCAGAAGTCAACAGCAAAGCCCGGTATGTCATAAACCAGAATACCCAAAATGCGTATAAGGGGGGTTTACGCAACGCCTCACGGCAGTTAAAACGATACGGGTTCGTCGTAGTTGGGTTTGAGATAATGCCCCGCGACGCTGAGGCTATACGACTCTTGCAGGCAAATGCGTTAAGTCTTGTAAAGACAGTGGGCGCAGATGCCAAGAAAGAAATCATACGCATAATGTCCGAGGCTTACATGAATGGCTGGAATGTCCCGAAGATGAGCAGGGAGATACGGGGCACGGTGGGCTCGATGGTGAAATACAGGGCGGATAGGATAGCCCGCACGGAAACGATTAGGGCTTACAATGAAGCAGCCCGCAGCACATACAGGAAAGCGGGGGTTAAAAAATACATGTGGATAGCAGCATACGGGGAAAGGACGTGCCCCGAGTGTGCGGACAGGGACGGAAACATCTACGACATGGATGACAGCCCCCCGCCGCTACATCCGAATTGCCGATGCAGCATAAGTCCGGTTGTTGAATAGGGCATTGAGCAAATTAGATGAAATTTGCATAATTGATTGAGCAATATAAATGATTACCAAATTAATGTTAGAAGAGGGCATCAAAAAAGATAAGGAAATCCTTGAGGCAATTAAGGGGCAACATGACATTCGTTTACCAGAAAGATAAGAGGGAAGTAAGGAAGGGCTTGGAGAAAAAGCGTGAGCACAAACACAGGGAGAACAAGATAAATGCGGGCTTCATGCCGACGCTTAACCTTGATTTACTTCAAAAGCAGGGGGCGGGATTGAGCCCGGCACAGATTAAATGCGGAGCCCGGAGGATAGCATGAAATCCTTAATAGATATTATAAAACAGGAAAAGCAATTTAGAATAGACAAAGCAAAGCAAAAGCATTTTCCGCAATTCCCAAATGCTGTTATCCTTTCCCCTAAGTCATATAAACAATTAAAAGAAGAACTCAACAGCGATGGAGATATACACATTATATTTGGCTTGCGGGTTATTGTTGACCCAGCATCACATTTTAACTGCTTTGTGTATCACGATGATTTGGGGGCATAATGGAAAAAATAACTCAAATAACAATAAATCTAAAGGATAACTTGAGTGAAGAAGAAGAAAAGGTAAGTATAAACGAGAACACACAAGAAATCAAGTTAATATTGGGGACATTGAAAAAACTCGGCATGAAAGCTGTTGTTATAGATGACAACACCGAAACTGATTATTTTGTGATGGACAGCAATCTCGAAGATATTGTGTTGGTTACGGGGGAATAATGGCAAAGGGCATCTATCTCATGGTAAAGGACGACATGATAAGCGGTGACGGTGTGATAAATCTCAACAAGAAGCAGATCCGCAACATCAACAAAATAATAAAGATGCTGGGCAAGACCAATGCTGTGGGTGTAATGCTCATGGACAGCGACGGCGAAGATATGCAGCCTGGCGATAATGACGTTTACATTCAATAAAATTAGCAATATTGTTAAGGATGGTGTATAAGAATGGCAGATGATAAAAAGGAAATAAAAAGATTAATTAATGAATATGCAAGTGGGCGCAAGAAAGTATTTGAATATGCATCTAAAAGGCATTAAAAGGTGTAAAATGGCAGATTTAAATGAACTGGAAATCAAAATAATTGTGGATAGCGATGAAGCAATAAAAAAGCTGGATGAAATAATTGAAAAAATAAGAGAGCTCGGCGAGGCTTTTCGGGATTTATTTAGTGTCAAAGTTAACGAAGGACTTGGAGCAAAGTTTTGAAATGATAGAAATACAAGTCACAGGGCTTGCCCCGACTCTTATGAAAATTAGGAATCTGGCAAGCGAAGATAAATTAGGCAAAATAGTGGAGGCGGCAGCATTACAGGTGGAGGCGGAGGCAAAACGTATATGCCCCGTGGATACAGGGCGTTTAAGAAACTCAATAGCAACAGCGAAGGACAAAAAGACAACGGCAATCGTGGGAACAAACGTCGAATACGCCCCGTATGTCGAGTTCGGCACACATAAGGCATCAGCACAGCCGTTTTTGCGCCCCGCTGCCGAGAAGGTAAAGCAGATGCTTCCATACATGAATTTTGTCATGAGGGGATTATGAACAATTGGACGTATAAATTTAGTGTTTTTTACAGCACAGAGGAGGAAAGATGGGAGATAAAATAAAATTAACACTGTCAGCCCGATGGATAGGGAACGGCAAGGTGGGGCTGTCGAAGGGTTTAAGCGAGCAAGCCGACACGGTTGCGCTCGTGGGTGACAACATTTACAACGGCACATACTTTCCGGCGGATGAGATAGAGAAGGCATATCACACGATGGAAAGGCAGCCTTTCAATCTCGACCACAGCGACAGGGTGGAGGATGAGATTGGATTTGTCAAAGATGTTAAGTTTGAGAATGGTAAGATGCTTCTTACACCCATCATCTGCGAGCATACAGCGAAGGCACAGATAGCAGAGGGATACATCAAGGAACGGAAGAACGCAGGCAAAACGCCCGAGGTAAGCATAGAAGTATGGGCATCGAAGGCAGAGGAAGAAGTGGAAATCAACAATGAGAAGATAAAAGTCCCTGTCGCCAGAGATTACGAGTTCGACGGCATGGCATTGGTTACAAGGGGGGCGTGCAGCCCTTCGGCGGGCTGTGGTGTCGGCATAGATAATATAGACAATGCAAGCACAACAATAAATTTCGATTCATTCAGCATTCAATTCGATAGTGGCACGGGAGAATCGGGCGTATGGAGCTGGCAGAACGAAAAGGAGCAAATCGACGAGGCAACATGGACAACGAAATTCATAAACAACTTGCCCGACGCCGCCTTCGCATACATAGAGCCGGGAGGAAAGAAGGACAGCGAGGGAAAGACAACGCCCCGCAGTTTAAGGCATTTTCCGCATCATACGGGGGATGTCAAGAAAGGGACAGATAACAAAACAGTGGATTTACCGCATTTAAGAAATGAGTTGGCAAGAGTTTCGCAAAGCAAGATAAGCGATGCGGGCAAAAAGAAAGCGTTAGCCCACCTTATCAAACACGCTAAGGCACTGAAAGTGGGCGATTATTCTGAAGAAAGTAAAGGAGGCAATAAAATGAGCGATGAGGAAAAAACAGAGGAACAGCCGGAGGAAACTCCCGAAGAAAAAGAGGAAGTGACCGGGGCGGCTGTGAAAACGGAAACAGATTGCAGTAAGGAAATTGACAGTCTGAAGAAAGAGATAGAGGAAGCGAAGGAAGCCCTGAAGGCAGTCGAAGCCCTAAAGACAGAGCTGAAGGAAAGCAAGAAAAAGATTGCCGAGCTGGAGAGCAAGGGGCACAAGCATACTCTCAAGGCTGGGGGCGAGGAAGAAAAGCCCGACCCGGACAAGAATATGCTCGAATATATGAGAAAAGTATCAGGGGTGATGTAAGTGGCATTCGTAGTGGAAAAGGACATAAAGGCAAGGATAAAGAACAAGAGAAAGAAGGAAGCGAGGAAACTTGCAGAGGCAAGGAAAGCACGTGGCAAAATGAAAGATGTTTACAAAACAAAGTTATAAGGAGGAATTTTTAATATGAAGGAAATGGAAGAACTTGTCCAGACCGGAGGAACGGGATGGGCAGCAATAGATGATACTACACTGGGAGAGCCCCCGCAGGAGTGGGCAAAAGAAATCATAGCAAGGGCAGCGCCCCTTTGCATGGCTGAAAGTGTGATAAGAGGCGCAGGAAGGCTTTACACGGTCGCAGGCAATTATGGTAGGCTACCGATAGCAACAGCAATGACGGAACCGTCAAGCTGGACAGCAATGACGCCGGGCTCGGCTGATTTCGAGAGCGAGGACTACGACATAGACGACGTTACCTATACGCTCGTCCGTTATGGGTTCCGCTCGGAGATAGGCAGGGATGCCATAAAGGACTGGGCTCCTGTTGGCATAAATGTGATAAACGAACTCAAAAACGAGATGATAACGTGGCTCACAAAGAAAAAGGATTTGCTGGTGCTTACCGACGATGTGAACAGCGATTTGAGCTCATCCGCCCTGAGTTGTGTGGTTAGCGGCTCGGATAGCACAATCGATGCAGGCGATGTGCTGTCTCCGGAGGATTTGAACGAGGCACGAACACTTCTGGAAGCGGCAGATAGGGGGGCAAGCACAGGACAGCTTGTATTCTTTGCGCATCCATATCAGGTTAAAGCCCTGAGGGATGACAGTCAGTTTACCAATGCAGGGGAATACGGAAACAATGAGATTGTCCTAAACGGAGAGATAGGGAAATATCTGGGCATCAAAATCGTGGAAACAACCAACGTTCAGGCTTATACTTCCTCGGGAACGGATTTCACAACCAATGGATACGAAGGTCTGCTCATGAACGCAAAATATGCATATGCGGTGGCGACCAACGACCCGCTGCTCATAGAGGTTGATTACGACCCGAGCCAGACACTCACAGAAGTGAATGCAAGCTTCACATATTGTGTCAGCAATGTGGATACGAACGCAGCTGTTCTCGTGGCGAGCGCAAAGGCATAGACGCCTTTGCTTCTAACTTTTTAAGGTGGTTAAAACGTCACACGAAAAATTTAGTTTTGATATTGAAAGGCACGTCGAGGACACATACACACTCTATGCTAAAATGGTGTCTGGGGCTAACAGGTGGTTCGGCAGAAAATCATTCAGGCGGATTACGAGAAAGCAGCTGGAATTTAAAATCATAGCATTGCTGGAACATGGAAAGGATGGGCTGGCGATGGAAATTCCGAGTATCAAAAAGGGAGGTAAGAATGACAGAAAAAGGAAAGAAAGTTAAACTCACAGATGGCTTCCGCTGGCTCGATAAAAAGACGGGTTGGGGGATAGTGAAGGGTGAAATCAAGGAATGCCCCAGCGACGACATAATAGCGAGGGCTAACGGCAAATTGAAGGTTTTAATCACGACAAAAAAGGAGGCAAAAAATGACAAATGAAAGTATAAATTATACACTCGACCCAGTCAAGCTCAAGGGCAACTTTGACATCCTGCATTTTGACGCAGACGGCAATCTCATCGACGAGAGGCACGGCTCTAACGTCATAACAAATGCAGGCATAGCAGAAGTGGCGAGCCTGATCCTGACAGACAATCCGGGCACGGCAACAGCATTCGACTATATAGCGATAGGAACGGGCACGACAGCGGAAGGGGCGACAGATACAGCCTTGGAAACAGAGATAACAACGGGAGGCGGAGAAAGGGCAGCATCCACGGGCACACTCGTAACAACAACAGTTACGGACGACACAGCCCAGCTTCAGCATACATTCAGCTTCACATCAACGTTCGCAGTCACGGAGGCGGGCATACTCAATGCGGCATCGGCAGGAACACTCTTGTGCAGAAAGACGTTCAGCGCCGTCAATGTGGCGAGCGGTGACAGCCTTCAGGTAACTTACAAGGTTCAGGTGAGTTAAATATGGGTAAGATGGTAGTTTACCCCTCTATTTGTGATAACGATATGAAGAAAATGGCATATATCCAGAGGGCGCAGGAGGTTCTAAGGTTGAAGCATAACGCAATGGGTGCGCTATACAGAAATAAAAAGATAACAAAACAGCAATGGGAGGACTTTGTAAAAAATTATTTCGACCCACGAAGTGACGCGGTAGTGCAGGAAATCCTTAAATTGCGCCATAATTTCAGGGCAGCAAAGACGTTCAGTGTTGATTTGGATAATGATTTTGTGGACATATAAATAAAATCACATGGCAGTTGAAGATTATACCACCTACACCGAAGTTGACCCTAATTCGAACATAACCATAGTTGGCACTAACCACATAGACCATTCGGCAAGAAGGGACGAGGACGCATACCTTTATAAGGATAAGGGAGCTGGGTATTTCGGGGATTTCGTTCACCAAGTAGATGCAAGGGGGGATTTTGCGGTTAACACGTCGGTAGCTGAGCCTTGGGTTGTGGCTAATGTTATTAACGACACCTACGGCATGGAGGCGGGCAATAATAAAAACATGAGGGTAAGATATATACGGAATGCAAGTGGTGTATCATCAATACTTCTTGTTTATTATGATGGGACGACCAGATATACAGACCCATACACACCCACTGCGAATACATGGTATTATCATACCATAGAAAGAAGCGGGACAACATTAACGGATAAAATATATAGTGATAGTGCAAGAACCACGTTGCTTGATACCCTCTCCCTAACAACAGATACCACCACATATGAATATGTATATGCTGCCAATACCTACAATGACGCCACAGCAACATCTTTCGAGATTGACATCGAAAATCTTGATTTGGGAGGAGGCACGGCATACACACAAACCTGCACGGACACAACAAGTTTGAGCGATGCAATAGCGAAGCAGGCGGCAAAGGTATTCGCTGAAACAATGAGCACGTCGGATGCCTATGGGCTCGGTGCGGGCAAGACGATAACCGACAGCACGACACTTTCCGATGCGATAGCGAAAGTTCTCACAGCATACCGGACATTCAACGACAGCATAAGTTTAAGCGACGTCATAGCCAACACAACGACCAAGGTTCTGTCGGATGCAAGCAGTTTGACGGACACCCTCTCAAAAACATTGACGGCTACAAGGACATTCACAGACAGCGCAACGCTCACGGATACCGCCAACACGTCGCTGATACTCGTAAAACTTCTGACAGATGCCCTTGCCCTCTCCGACAGCCTTGTGCGGGAGACATCGCTGACAAGGGCGGAGGTTTTGAGCCTTCAGGAAATACTCACACGGCACATAGAAACGATAAAGAGCGACGGGCTGACCCTCACCGACAGCATAACGACATCGCTGGTATTTGTTAAATTGCTCACCGATGCCCTATCGCTTGCGGACAGCAAAACACTATCTACAAGCAAAACAGCAACCGAAACAACAACACTGAGCGACAGCATAACGAAGGCTGTAAGTCTTAACAGGGCTGAGATACTGAGCCTTCTCGACACTCTGAACAAAACAATATCGTTCACATCAGCCCTTCAGGACAGCATATCACTGAACGAGATACTAACACGGGGCACGATAACAACAAAGACGGACAGCATAACATTGACAGACGCTGTGAGCGTATTATCTGTTCTTTACAAGGTGCTGAGCGAGAATTTGACGCTGTCCGACAGCGTGGCGGCTACCATAATAAAACTTCTGCCGTATGCCGTGACAATCACACTGAAAAAATTATATGATGCCTCGATTGAAATGAAAAAACTATATGATGCTGAAATAAGCATGGAGAATTAAAATGCCGGATTTTTATGTAGATGACGACGGGAAGGTATGGGTTGAATACAAGAAGGACGGGAGTTACACAGACCCCTCAACAGTAACACTCACAGCATACGCCCCAGACGGAACGAAGAAATATGATGCCGTATCAATGACGCAGAGCGCAACGGGAAAGTATTATTATTATGCAAATCTCGATACAGCGGGGCGGTGGGTTTTTTATATCGTATGCACGGATGCCTCGAGCCACACGCAGACAGACAGATTTGAACACAACGTATCAAAGAAGGTGACACCATGACGATGAACATTTTGGTAACGACGGATTATGTGCGGGCACTGTCGGGCATCAAGAGCACGACGGATATAAGCGACAACGATTTGATGCAGATAATATACTACGCTCAGCGTCACACCCTGCGGGATATTCACAGAAAGCATACAAGGGAGGAGCCCGATCCAAATCCCGATACTGGAAGCGGTATCGACGGGAGCAATACAACATTCAGGACGAAGGGTTATCCCATTGCGGACATGACATTCGACGAAACGACGGATGCCAGTGATATAAGTGGGGTGTGGATAGACGAGGACTGGGGCGTCCAGACAGCCACGGTTACGATAACCAGTGCAGACTACGGCATCGTTGATGTAACGCAGTCAGACGGCACGACAGCCGTCCCCTCGACAGCGAAATACATATACCTGACATACTACGAGGAGAGCAATATGTTTGACAGGGAACTCCTGATAGAGGCGGCGGCTTACCTTGCGGCACACATGGCACAGCAGATATTCACATCACAAGATAAAATCACCCTTGCTGACCTTGAGGGCAACAAACAACTCATAAAGCAGGGCGAGGACAGGTTCTTGAAATTGTATGAGCGGATAGTGCGAGACATCGGCTTTCCGGGCATAGGGGGAACATGAGAGTTAAACTGGTAAAGGGAAGAAGGGAAACGATGCAGCATCCGAAGGACATGGAAGAAATGAAGCAGGCGATAGATGTGTTTCTTATGATGCTCGGGAAGGGCGACAAGATAATAATAAGGGGCTGATATGTTCGACCCACGAAGCAACATCAGGGAGTTATTCAAACAATCAACGTATGACAATGATTTGGGCACGTTCTACTATCTCACCGTCACGGATGACGATGGGGCAAACGTAAACATTCCCGTTTACATGGCAGAGGACGCAAGGGACAAGCCAATGCCCCTCGTATCTTTGGGGCTTTCATACTCCTTGCAGATGCCCGCAGACATTGGGGCTAACATATACGCAAACACCGCAATAATAGACGCAAACATATTCCTGCCATTCAAGGCGGAGAAATGGACAGCCCATACAATCATAAACAGCATAGCAGACCAGATAGAAAGCACGATACAGGCAGCACAAAATACAACGACAGGCTGCGACTTCGTGGAGTGTTCAGCCATGAGAGATTTAACGGGGCTGGAAAAGAACAAGGTTTTAAGGTGGCTCGTGGAAATCAGAGCCATTGTAAATGAATGAGATGTAAACGCCTTTAGCGCATCTATAAAAATGCTTTAAGGCAGAGGTAATTATGACAAAATGGAATAAAACAATAAGTTCTCTTAAAATAAAGAAAACTTTAGGAATAGAAAAGGATGGAAGGATTGATTTCACCAAGGCACTGGTGAGCGCAGCGAACACAGACGGCGGACTTATAAAAGCGGGAACTTCAAGCGCAAGAGTTGTCGAAGATACGGCAAATATGAAGTTCATGAGTTTTTATTTGGACAATGGGGCAACCTCGGGGGATAACCGAGGGTTGTATCTAAGGCTTTATCTTACGGGAGCAGGGGGCGGTGGGGAAGCAGCCCGTATTTTCACAACCTGCGAAGATGTTGCGTGCGGAACAGCCCACGGGGCTCACATATCCCTCAATTTCGGTTCTACCGGAAGCGTGACGGGATTGGGTGTCGCAAACAGGAATACGATTCATGTCCCCGATGCTGCATTGAGCGGCGGAACTTACGCAGCGACGCAGGCAGAGATATACGCAGATGGTTCAAGCAGCGATATTTCGGGAGCTACCAAATACAGTTTCATACGACTTGTTGCCGATGGGGATGCTACGGGCATCGCTAACATAGATGCAAATGCGTTCCTGTTCGATATGTCGGGATTGACGACAGCATCCGGCAGGTTTGTGGATACCGACAAAACAACGCATACGGCGTATGGCGGCATACCAATAAACACGGATGACGGCACGAAGTGGATTGCGGTTGTGAGTGCATAAGGTGGTATAGTTGAAAGAAATACCAGTTTTTTCATGGAAGGAAACAGTGGAAGGTGAGGAGATGGAAGTTAACACCATTTCCGTCATCAACACAATGCTGAATATGATACCCCCTCAGGAAATGCCGAGGGGGTTTGAGTATTTTAAGGTAATGAAAAATCTTTCGGATGCGTTCGAGAAGGCAGATAAAAATATAATTCTTGAGGAGCGGGAATACGAGTTCCTTTTGAAATTGATTAAAAAATATGTGCCTGCATCATGGGCGACAGATGAAAATGTCCGAAAGGTTATAGAAACTTTCATGGAATTGGAGAATAAATAGGTGAACAAAAATGACAAATTTAACTAAAGGATTTAACCACGATATCGAGTTTTACGAGGAACAGACGTTCGGTGGGGGGCTTTATGACCCGGCAGCCGCTGATTATATGTGGGCGATAAGTGACGCAGTGAGAAGTGTCACGCTGACATCCAACAACAATGCAGAGGTAATATTCACGATAGGTGACTATGACGGGCAGGACACGGCGACAAAGACAAAGGATTACGTTCTGAGGGTGGAATACGAGCTTCAGAAGCCGGACACCCAGAGCGAGAGCTTGCTTTACAATGCAATAACACGAACGAGCGGCGACCTGCAGAGTTTAGTATTCCTTGTCACAATGGATGACACAACATATTACCAACTCAATGGCTGCATTGCCAATACTGTCGAAATAAAATGTGATGTCGGCGACCGTGTGGTTGTAACGCAGGAATACATTGTTAAGGATATGGAAAACCCCGCGACAGCCGACCCATTGGCTACGTTATCAAATCTGAGTCATGCTCAGGCTATAGGAAATGGATTCGCAAAATTCAGCGGGGCAAGCATAACATACAACTCATCAACGATAGGATTCGGGACACGCTCATTTTCAGTAACGATAAACAACAATATAGACAGGGTGCACACAATAGGCTCGGCAGTGGCGGCAGAGCTTCCGGAAGGCAAGCAGGATATTAGCGGATCAATCGACGTTTATATTCAGAAAGACCAGAGCGGCGACAAAGAATTTGCATGGGTGAAATCTCCCACGGACGGAAGAAACATTATAATCAACACAGGCAGCACGGGATTTGACAAGTTAACATTCAGCAACGTTTATTTCAATCAGATAGAAATACCGTTGAATAACACGGATGGGTCTGTTGTTTCCGGAATGCCATGGACAGCCGAAAGCTTGGCACTCGCAACGGTGGCATAATAGGGTTTAAACCCTACTTTTCCCTCAATTTCGTTAAAATCTTTAAATGTAGAGGTAAGGTGAAAAAGTGGATAAAAAAATAATAATACCGGGAATAAATGGGGGCGTGGAATTTACCATGCCCGAGATATGCCCTGCCGACGAGGAGGCACGGCTGAAGGCGATAATAGACACGAAGAAAGAGTATGCGGATGCTTCAGAGATACCGGAGGTCGAGAAGCTTGCAATCGAGCGGGGCGCTTACGCCATGCTTGCAAGCATACTAAAGAGGGTGGACAGCAACGTGACGCCAGAGATAGTTAAATATCTCCCTCAAAAATATCAGGCAATACTCGCAGATGCTCTTTTCAGTGATATTATCAAAGCTGGGGGTGAACCTGACCCT